TGCTCTTGTGCAAATAATTGCAGAGCTTGTTGAAACTTCTGATCGTATAATTGCATATCTTGTGTATTTTTCAAGTAGGAATATGCTTCAGCAACGGTGCCATACAATAAAACCTCTGGTGCGTTATTAGATATGAATGTTGTCGTCGTGGTCGTGCCAGTGCCGTTGCCAAGTCTTTGTGGAGTTTCGTCATACCACATTTCAACTGTGTAAGCTGTATTAGGAGTAGGAGCTACAATTAAAGTTGTTGCGTCCCAATTTCCCCAATACTTTGGTTTACCTGTAAAATTTGTATCAGTCGTAGATCTCTCTGGTGAATATTCGTCCATAAATGTGGCGTCTTTTTGTTGGAGCCAAGTTCTTGTTCCATCAGTTTCTACAAGCTGTAATCCTCTTGCGAAACGAAAACCGCCCTCAGGACCACTGACATCTAAAAAAGCATTATTAGCTTCAAAAGTTGTAGTGGCATATCTTCTCTGATCATCAGCATCAACTTCTCTAGCTATTTTATTTTCTACATTTGTAATAAAAACATTAATGACTGCGTTTGTTAGCACATCAGATGTAACCTCTGTATAATTTCTTACATTATCTAATAGTTCAGAATAATTCATGATATCACCACAGTCACTGTACCAACTGCTGAGGACATTATCAAGTCATCTCTAATTGGAGCAGGTTGCATACCAACACTTTCAAATGGTGTGCTATTAGGAAAACCAACATCAACTATGATCGGCTCTACTCGATCAGGTCTAGGATTTTTTAGTGCTTCAGGATCGGGTCTTGAATATGGTGGTTCTAATTGTGGATGCTTAGGCTCGTAACATTCTGGACAAACCAATAAGCCATTCCATTCTTTTCTTAATTCTAAGTAAGGATATTGATAACCACAACGATCACAAATAGCTTGTGATTTTACGCCAACTGCAAAAGACATTAACTACCTCCGGGAAAATAATTTTGAGGAACAAGATGAACAGAGGTTCTTTGTCCGTCCTCTGTAAGTGCTCTTTGTAGTTCATCTTCGTAATACATTTTCATTTCTTGCACTCTTCCCGGATTATGTTTTTGTGCTAAGTAAAATGATAAACCAGAAACCATGCAAGGCAAAAATCTGTAAGGTGCATCTGGAGTAGCTGTATATTTCCCTGCGTCCTCTATTCTTGCAACATAATAATAATTAATTTGAGTGTCAGTTGTATTAGGAGTTAAGTATAAATTAATTTCAACATTAGATAAATTTCTTCTGACATAATATTGAGTTGGTGTGCCTTGTGAAGATTTGTTTGGTATCGCTTGATACTGAGATCTTGAAACTTTTGTCATGGTGGTATCGGTATCACCATTTCTAAAAACTGCTTCTAGTACATCACTTGTGTTTGCAGGCGCAGTATATGTTGTAGTTCCTGCAGTTAAATTTTGAGTATGATTAGTAACTTTCCAGAGGTGAACTCCTCTGTTGCCCCACTCAGATAACAACAGATTTAAACTTCTTCTAGCTGACTTTAAATCATATCCAGTTCTGACTTGCCTTCCGATTCTCTCAAAAGACTCCTCAACAACTTCGTCAATGTTTAAGTTAAAATCTGTTGTACCTGATGTAGCCATTTCAAATTACTTCTTCTTCATCATTCCGCCACCACGCTTCTTCATGATAGCCATTCCACCGCCACGCTTCTTCATGACTTGCTTTTTCTTCTTCATCATGCCTCCGCCTCTTTTTTTGATTACTTGCTTTTTTTTCATCATGGTAATTACCTCTTCTTATTTAATTGTTCATACGTACGTTGCCTCTCAGCCACTACCTCTTCGTAGTAGTCCTTAGGCCATTTCTCATAATAGCCTATCTTATGCAGTTTGCAACTTGCTTCATAGAGTTGTTTAAATTTCTGTATTAACATCATAGAATACTCTAAATCTCCATGAGTAACAGGTTCATCAGTAGGGTCACACAGAAACTCTTGTTCCTCTGGATCAGCAGGAGTTTCGGGGTGAAAGCCCATAAAATACACATCTCGTCTATTGTAGGTTTTATTATAAAAATCTATTTTGTCTTGAAATTGTTCAGGACTATATTGTTCAAAAAAAGGATCGCAGTAAATAATTATATCGTGTTGTTTTTTATTCCAAGACTTAATAACAGAGGTTAGTTGTTTTTCGTATTTAGATTTATCCATACGAACTTCAATTCGCACTTTATTATCTTTTCTCCACTTAGCTGCAAAAGGACAGGCTGGAAAACCTATGTGCTTATTAACTGGTTCTAAGACAGTCTTAGACCAATTAATTACATCAAGCTTTATTTTTTCTGCTTGTTTTTTTCTTGACAAATGTTTTCACGTTAGTGGGTTTAGGTCCCACGTTACCTGCTGCTCGTTTTCTAGATACTGCTGATTTAATTTGCCCCTTAGTCATTCTTGCGGCTTTTGCTGCGGGGACACACTTTGGATACTTTCGTTTAGCGTCTTTTTTTTGTTTTGTTCTACCACACTTGGCAAAACTACCATCTTTTCTTCGAGAACTAATGTCTCTCCAATCCTGTTTAAACCACTCTTTTAAACCTGGTTTAGCCATCTAAATAATTTTTGTAGTTTTTCTTTTGTTTGCCATAACCGCTCCACATCCTCTAGCTATGCCACCCTTATTAAATTTTGAAACTTTCTTACGACCTTGTGATATTTTATTAAAATCTATGATACCACCATCAGCTTTCCCTGAGGGCTTTGGTCCTCTAAAATCTTTTCTCTTTACTCACCTGTTGTCTCATCTGGGCTCGGCTGATCGTCATGCACGCACCTCGGACACTCGCACATACAAGATGTGTTTAAAGAACAGTGACAAGAACATCCGCAGATTTGACATTGTTTCATTAATACTCCACTGTTTTAATTAGGAACTCTTCAATCCACATTATTTTATCATCCATTTGAAGAATTCTATCTTTTATAATAGCAATATCTTGTTGCATTTTTGCAACACTATCTGCCTTTTCTTCAACTGCATTTAGACGTTCGGACCACATACCCCATGTCATACCGACTGTTGCAATCAGCACGACATAAGGCAAAACTGTCTTCATCTCTATCTTAATCGACATACGCAATCCTCGTCTGTTTTACAATCGCACATGGTATACTCCTATCTCCTAATTAGGTTTGGATTGATAAATACATAAATACTACAGTCATAAACGCACAGAGTAAATAAAAATAACCCCAACCCATTAGTTTACTTTACTTAAGGATCTTATGAATTCAACACCCTCTATGGTTTCTATTTGAGCTTCTACTTTAGCACAAGATACTCTTGCAGTATCTGATTGCATATTGCGTTCAATAATTCTTTTCTTTTCAAGACAATCTTTGACACCATCAGTAACTGTGTGTTCAATCATTGTTCCACCAGAAAATAAAATCAGAGCTATAATAACTTTAGTAACCATTTGCTGCCCTTATCTTATCTTTTAATTCTTCAATGTCATTAAGTGCTTTTTCCATGTCAGTTTGTAATCTCATAATATTTACTTTGTTATGTGCCATATTCTCTAAGTCCTCCGACATACCCTCAACTTGATCTGATACAAATTCCAATAGCATAAACTGTTCTTGATCTATAGGAGTTTGATCTGCATTTTTAACTAGATCAGCTTCAAATAGAGTTGCTCTTGTTTCTATGTTATTAAGTCGTTCAATTACTCCAAAGTATGCCCAGACACCTACTGCTGTGGCTCCCAATATACTGATAAGATTTCTCATAGGCATTGAGATTGATGTATTTTCTGAAAGCTTCATTTAGCACCTCCATCTCTTTCTTGCTTGTCTTAATCTTGAATTAGGATCTTTTGCTGCTTTAGGGAATTTTTTCATTTGTCCTGCACTTCTAGCACAGAAAGACTTTCTTCTCTTCGCTGCTTTACTACCTGGCTTTACTTTACCTGTCACAGCAGTTTTTAATTTAGAGCCGGGGTTTTCTCGTCTATAACGAGCAACACCTGCTTTAGTCATTCCCGCCCCACTTTTGGTGGAGCGGAAATACTTTTTAGTTTTTGGTGGTTGCTTATCTGCCATTACCCATCAAAAAAAATTGTAGCACTGTCGTAACCAGCACTAATGTCGATAAATGCACCGTTTCTAAAGAGGATACCTTCATCAGGGATGTAAGGATCAACTTGACCTGCGGCAGCGGGAGTATCAATCTCTAATAACTTAGAACCAGTTTGTGAGCCGTCTCTAATTATTAAAGCACCAGCAGTTGAACTACTGACTCCATGCAATCCTCTAACTCTAGTGGCGCCTGCAAATACAATACCTTGCGTGCCTGAAGTTGCAGTAAATCCTGCAGAGGTATTTGTGCCAACCGCACCATTCGTTGCAATCTGTGTTACTGTCAAAAACTTTTGAGTAGTAGTCACAGTTCCCGCATTAGGACCAGCAATAGTTTGGTTTACACTTGCTCCACTAGCATCGGTGCCAGTTATAGTAAAGTTTGTTCCTGAGATGTTACCACCTGAAGTAAGAGTCACTGTTGTATCCATGTTGGAGCCGTCACTTACAGATGTCCCTGTCAAGTTCATATTTCCGGCTCCGCCTAAAGTTTGAAGTGCTGCAATAGCTGCAGTGTCTGCAGAAACAGCCTTAAACAGTTTTGATTTAATGCTTGTTACTGACATGATTTACTCCTTACGCAGGTCCGTCAGGGTATGTTACATCTCTATCTTGAGCACCCATCATGTAATCTAAAGTTGTTACCTTCTGACCTGTAGCATCACCTGATACACTCATCGCCATCATTTTCATGTTTGCTGTTGGAACATTAGTTTTACTTGTTCCTGCAAATTTTCTGTTGATATAAAAATCAACTTTATCATCAGAAGAAGTAGCACCTTTTGTTGCAACAAAACCTAAAGTTACATAAGTATCATTAGTTAGAGTTGATAAAGATGTATCTAAAGTAACAGTATTTCGTGTACCACTTGCTTCAGTAATACCCGCAACAACCGCACTACCATCAGTTAATAAGAAACCAATGATGTTAGCGGAAAGTAAAGCAGCCTCAGGGTTGGTTGTAAATGTTTCTGTTAATCCAACAAGAACATCCATCTGATCGACATCAGATGCTTTAACTCTTGTTTCATAATACAACTTGTCGCCTGCTGTTGAAGGAAGAGAAAAATACTCTTGTTTACCTTGAATTGAAGCACCGTCATTGTCTGTTGTGTTTGCTGAAGTTAAGTTGAGTTCACCAGATCTAGCATCTGCAACGATAGCTGCGGCTGCCCCTGAATCTTTAACGATTGTCCATCTTAGTGTCTCATCAATTGCTCCATGATCGTAATCATCGAACTGAATGAATTGATCATTCCATCTGGCAATATTTAAATTTTCTAGTGCAGGTCTCTGCGCTGAAAATAATATTGGCCCTTTAAAGTGTGTAGCCATAATAAACCTCCTTGGTTGTATAGACCATCCGTTATGCAGTCTCTATACCGTCTGCTAGCCCAGTGTGCATAACTATTAACTGCTAGAATTTCAATATGGCATAAAAAAAGGGCGGAGTCAAAGACAACCGCCCTTATGAATTAATCCGAAAGGATTTAAATATTATGCACCAGATGTACCAAATACACAACGTGGATCTGAGAAACCAAATGAGTATCTCTCTCTTGCTTTGTATCTGATATTACCTGTATCAAAATCACCTTCCATCACTGTCTTTAATGGTGTTCTGGTAAAGTGTTTGAAGCCATTAGGGGCATCAGTTTTGATAAAGAAGGCATCTGCATCATTTAAGTAGTGGTTTACCACATAACCTTGTGGAATCACTCCCATGTTTCTGATGGCATTGATGTCATTATCTGCTGTGCCAGTTCTTAATGTTGACTCCATTAATCGGTTAGCTGTGAACTGTAGCTGTCTTGGTACAATAAGTTTCATACCTTGAATAGCTGTTCTTAAGCCTCTCTCATCTCTGAAATCAGCGATGTCGATTAAGGATTGCTCGAGTGAAGTTTCATTCAAGTCAGCATCTGTTGCAAGTCTGTTTGATAAGTTACCACCTGTTTGAAGTGGGTGTTGTGTATTGATAAGTGATACACCGTCACCACCAGGGTTACTTCCTGCAGCTCCTGCAGCAGCAAAAGCGTCGTTAAGAATAGCGGCAGCTTTTACTTGCTTTGTGTTTGCCATTGAACGAGCAAGTGCTCTTGTATATCTCGCAGCGAGTCTGTCGTAAAGGTTGTCCTCTACAGCTTCCTCTGTGATTGAGAATGCAAGTGCTACTGTTTCGTGTGTATAGCGTGCTGTGAATGTTTCGTTAGCTGTGTCGAAAGATACGCCTTCACCTTCTTGTTTGGTTGGGGCGGTTCCGAAACCTGCTAACATTACTTCTTCTTCAAATGCTCTGTCAGATGACTCAGCATCAAAGATCTCAGCGTGTTCATTGTCGTAACGTGAATATTCCAAGCCGAACAGAGCGTTCAAACCTGGCTCTAACTCTTTAACGAGTTGACTTCTAGATATAGCCATAGTTTAACCTCCTATATACCTGCTGTATTAGCACTGTATAAGTGCTTGTTTATTTTCACGATAATGTTTGCATTGTTTGAAGATGTGTCGTTGTTTTCAGGATCTCCTGATAAACCAACAATCTTCACTGCTGAATCTGCACCTGTGCCGATAGCTCCAGAATTAACTTCAACTTTTGATATTCCATTAATTGTAGAACCTGCGGTGTATGTCAGATTAGCTGTTGCTCCAATATCTGCGTTTGTAAATGCACCAGATACTTGAATTTCAAATAACTGGTCGGGATCATC